GTTGCTCTTTCAGCACTTCTGCCTCGTCCTTCTTCCCCTCCGCAATCAGCTTCTGCACGGCCAGGCTGTCGTCCAACGACTTGAACTGCTTTTGCAGCTTCTCCGCGCTGTCGCCGTCCGCGTTGGCTTTGGCGGCGGCTGCCGCGGCTGCCTTGTCGGCATCGGCCGCGATTTTCGCCTGCGCGGCCTGCGCATCCTTCAAAACCTTCAAGTCCTCGGGGTCTAGTTTCAGGTTCAGATCCTGCTTGGCCTTCGCCAGCGCCTCGGGGAAGGCGACGCCCTGCTGGCTGCTTATCTGGTTGGCCAGTTGCACCGTGCGCAGGTTGCCCAGTTCTTGCAGGCGGGCGGTGAAGCCGTTAGCAGCCGCCAGCGGAATGTCGCTGAAAATGCCGATTTTCTGGCCCAGCTTCACGATGCCGTCCACCAACACATCCCAGCTTGCCTGAATAACATCAGTCACATGCAGGCTGACGTTCATCGCCTCACTCATTTTCTGCGTGAAGTAGTAAATCCCGGCGGCGGCGGCGGTCACGGCGGTGGCGATGGCGACGAAGGGGTTTGCCAGCCCGGCGGCGGTGAAGGCAATCATGGCCTTGGTGGCGTCGGCAATCAGCAGGCCAAGCGCCTGCCAGCTTGAAAGCCCCATGGCGGCCGCCAGCGCCAACTGCACCCGCGTCGCCTGAATAACCACAGTCACGTAGGTGCCAAGGTAGGCCGACACTCCCACCGCCATGAAGGCGGCGGCCGCCGTCGCCACAGCCTCGAAGGCGTTGCCTACGTCGTGCAGGTGGCCGTTCAGGAACTCGACAGCCGATGTCAGGCCGCGCACGCCGTCCGTGAACACGTCCATCAGGCCGCTGTCGCCTATCGCCGCCTTCAACTCCACAAAAGCATTCCCAAGGCGGGCCAGTTCGGCCTGCGTGCTGCGGCTTGCCGCCTCGACCGAACCGCCCAACTGGTCACGGACGGCGGCAGCGAACTTCGGCAGGAAGTCGTTTGCCATAATCTGACCGCTGGCGATCGCCTTGTTCAACTCCGCTGTTGTCATGCCCATGGCAGCAGCGGCAATGTTGAACGCACCAGGCAAACGGTCGCCCAACTGCAAACGCAGTTCTTCCATCTGCACCGTGCCCTTGCTGGCAATCTGCTCCAAAGCACGGAAAACACCGGCCACGTTTTCTGTGGACAGGTGCATGGAAGTTGCTGCCACAGCAATGTCGCTGAAAATCTGTTTTGTCTGCGTCATGGTCAGGCCGGCACGCAGGGCACTGGCGCTGAACCCTGCAAAACCTTGCCCCGTTTCAACAAGAGAAAGCCCAAGCTGCTGGCTGGTATCACGGACAAACTGCATCGCCGTTGCAGCCGCACTGGTACTCATGGTTGCCGCACTCATGCGGTTTTCAAGGGCCTGTAATGCCACGTTGGTGTTTACAAAGTCACGGGCCAACGAACCTATGCCGATCGCAAGTATGGCGTTGCGCATGGTAAAAATAGCATCGGTTGCCCGACTTACCCCGCTTGCAAAAGAACCCACTGAACTTGTAAGCCCACCAAACATCGTTGCCACCTGACTGGCATGGAATGAAGGCACCATAACGCCTTTTAGGGCCGCTTCGGCCCGTTTTGCTTCACTCCCTATCTGGCGAAGCGCAGAAGTTGCTGCGTTGGCCCCTGACTGCGACCCGGACGGGTTAATTTTAATGTCCAAGCTATACTGCGGCATGGGCGGGGCCTCACTTTGCTGGTGGTTTCGGGTTCTTTCTCTGGTGGTGTGCTAAATATGCCCCATCCATGGCCCTAATCAGGTACAGGAAGTCGGCTCGTTCTGGCACCCACCACACATCGTTCAAGTTACAGTATGCCTGAACTTCTGTCATGGGTATGGGGGACGGCCCGCCCATCGTAATCGGCCGACTGCCGTGCAGTTCCCAAAAGGCCTCAAACGTAGGCCGCAGGTGCAAGGGCAACTGCGGCCTGTAGTCCAGCGGGGACTTCTTTCCCGCCTGCTCGTTTGCCTGCCGCTTTTCTAGCTGGTGGCCGTAGTCCAGCTCCCACACTAGGCAGTCGGCTAGGATTTTCCCGCTTCGGTCATGTCCTGCTTGCGGTACAGTTCCATCAGCGTGCAGGTGCGGGCCACTTCGGTGCGGAAGTCCTCGATGTCCAGCAGCATCAGCGCCGTGTCCATATCCCACGCAAACTCCCCTTCGCCGGGCACACGCCAGCCAAGCAGCACGGTTTTGGCGAACACACTGCGGGCGGCGGCAGTCTGCTGGGCTTCCGTCACGCCGGGCTTCGGTGCGCCAGTCGGGGTCAGCAGCGGAAGCACGGTTTTCTTCCATTCTTCCTTAAAGCGGGCGTTTTCATACCGCGCCAGCTTCACTTCGATGGTTTTTTCCTGACTGCGCAGGTAAATTGTCACCGGCACGCCCTCGACCTCCAAGGACTTGTCGGTGGTGTATTCCTTGGCAATCATCGCCGCAACGGCGTCAACTTTCTTCACAGGCGCGGCTGCGTCCTCGGCTGGTTTCTTCGGTGCTTCGGTCATGGGTTCTTCTCCTGTCTGACATTAAAAAAGGGGCGCTGATGCGCCCCCTGTTCCTTGCGCTGTATCAGCGCAAACGACTATGCCCCTATGCCGGGAAGCGGTCAACTTGGATTGTGCAGCCTGCGGTGGCGCTTTGGAAGGCAGAAAAGCTGACTGCCGCCATCACGTCACGGTTCAGGCCTTCCGCGTTCACCTGCGCCGAAGTCACCTTGAAGGAAGGCATGGTGACGATGTAGGCATTCCCGCTGGTGTCCACCAGGCGGAAAGACAGCGACGTGGTGGCGTAATTCACGAAGTCCTCGTACACGTCCTCGTCCGCGAAATACACGTTCATCGTGCCGCTGACGGTGCAGGTGCCGACACCCACGCCGATGGGGGTCACGCTGCCGATGGCGGGCTGGCTCCGCAGGTTGTTTTGCACCTGCATCGTGAAGGCCGTCATGTCGAAGGGCTGGCTGGTGCCGCCGTAGGTGAAGTCGGCCACATTATCAATGGCGTTCAGCACGGGGTTGGTCGGTGCCGGGGTGGCTGCGCCGCTGCCAACCGTCGCCTGCGCAATCGCACCTTCCTTGCCCATGAACGTGAAGTTCGCCGTCAGCACGTTGCCGGTGCCCACGGACAGTTCCATGGTGTCTACCCGCATGCCGGTGAAGGCGATGAATTGGGTCACGTCGGTAAATGACTTTTCCAGCGTGTAGGACTTTTTCGTGGTGCCGTTGCGCAGATAGCCGCCGGAAGTGACGGTGACGGCATCGCCTTCCGCTTCGTCGGTCAGGGTCAGGCCGGACAGGACGATTTTGGCGTTCGTTTTGCTGACCACCTTGGCAAAGCCGTTGTTGCCCGGCGTGGTAAAGCCAGCAACCTTCACCCACTGGCCGACGACCACGTTCGTGAACTCCGTGGTGGCGCTCCCATTAAGGCTGTTGTCGCTTTGGGCTGCGCTGATGGTGCTGGCGCTCACGGAAAGCGGGGCAGCCCAGTCACTTCCCAGCGCACCTTCCATCAGGGCATCCGTGTTGCCGTAGGACAGTTCGGTGTTCACGCCACCGTTCGCCTGCACGGCCGTTCGGATCACGTCGCTGATGCTGCGTGTCTGGTTAATCTCGTTCGACTGCGTGGTGCTGACCTGCTGGCCAAGGCTTTCCCCGGTGATGCGCAACAGCGTCAGTGCGCTGCTGGGGGTCGTGCCCCAAGAACTTTCTTCGACCAGGCCGACGACGGCCAAGGAACTGTCGCTGTTGGGCATTGTGGTTTCCTCCGTTGTGTTTGGGTCAGTGTGTCAAAAAATGCGTGGGCCGTAAAGCAGGGGGGTCAGTAGGTTTCGTCCCAGTAGAAAGGCACCTGAAACTGACGCTTCCACCACCCGGCCCCATCCAAGCCGCCACTGTTCACGGTGATGGGTGCGCGGAACACTATGCCCTGAACCCGCTGGCCGCGAAAGAACCCCGCCAGCGCATCATGCAATGACCGGGCAGAAGCATCGCCCTGCTGCGGCTTCACGAAAATGCTCACGTCCACCACGCCGAAGTGCCGGTAAAACGGGTTGCTGGCCATGTCGGCCTGCTGGCTGTCCCCGTCCAAAATGGTCAGTCGGCACCACTTCGTGGCGGTTGCGCCGGGAACGTCTCCCTTGTCGTTGTCATACGCAATCCCCACGCCATTCATGGCCTGGCCGGTGCCTGCAATCGCCGCTGCCTGCGTTTTGAAGTGGCTGCGTATATTGTTGCCAGCTTTTTCATACCCAACTGCCGTCATGGCTTACTTCTCCCATATTGATGCCAGTGTGACCGCAACCATACCCGTGGGGGCCTGCTTGCTCCAACCTTCCTCCAAACGCTGCGCATAGGGAAGCCCGTTGCTTATCCAAACCGGCGTGAAGGCCGGTGTAAGCGCCGTTTTTGATACCTTGCCCACGATGTCCGGCAGGCCATAGGTCACGCCACCGGCGGGCGCAGGCGGCAGCACGCCGTGGTCGGGGCTGTCGGCGCTCACATTCCACGAACCACGGAAGCGGCCGGTATCCACGGGGCTGCGCAGCACAACGCCAGCCAGCACCTGCAAGGCCAGCGATTGCCGAAACTCACGCACAGCGTCGGGGATGCCGTTGCGGGCTTCCAGTTCCAACGCCTTGCTGAACGTGTCGGCATCCATGGGCCTATCTCCGCAGGTGAAGCATATGAACGGCCACCTGCTGCCCGCTGTAAACCGGCATCGTGTCCTCCACGCGGTATTCCACCCCGCCGACCGTCAGCGTATCTCCAAGGGCTGGCGTGAACCCCAAGCCGCTGTCGGCAACCTGCCCCTTCATGTCCCCGGATTGAACGGTGCCGCCTTCGCGGAAGGCTTTTTTCAACTGCTCAATCACCACCTTCACGGCGGTGGCGGTGGTGGTTTCGGTGGTTTTGCCGGTGGCGGCGTCGTAGGTGGCGGCCGTGCGCCGCGTGTACGTTGCATCGGCCCCGAACTGGGCAATCATGTCCTGCGCAACGGGGCGAAGGCTATCGTCAAGCTGTGTCATGGCCCTAACTCCGCAGCGTTTTCACCGACAGGCCACCGCCGCTGCCGGTGCCCTGCGCAGTTAGCCCGCGCAGAATACCCGCCACGATGGGGAAAGACTTGCCCGACGGCGCACCCGGTTCGTACTCGACTTCCAGCGTGCCGACCTTCTGCCGGCGCACCGCGCCCCCCCTGTCCTTGCTGGCCAGCAGGTCGGACGACAAGGCTTCAAGCGCCAGTTCGCAGGTGGCGTCCTTCACCCGCTGCGGGATGCCCGTCACGTTGCGCCCCTCGTCGTCCCACACGTTGCTGCGGGGCCAGCCCAGCGCCTGCGCCGTGGAAAGGATGCACCCGCGCCAGCTATAAACGGCGTCAAGGTATTGGGTGGCCTTTATCAGCGCCGCTGCCTTGGCGTCGTTGCTTGCTGCCGTCCATGCGGCCGGGCTGCCGCGGTTGGTCATGTAGGTGTCGGCGTCGTCCGCGCTCACGTAGCTGTTTGTCCCGACGGTGATTGTGATGGCCATGGTGGGTTCTCCTGCTTCTGGCGGAACCATATCAAAAAAAGCGGGGGCCGGTCAGGCCCCCTGCTTCGCGGCGTGCGTTTATTCAGCGTCGGCTGCGGGGGTGAACTCGCACGCTTCCACCTGACGCAGCACTTCGGCGCTCACAGCCTCTGCATCGGCGGCTTCGTCCAGCCCAAACGCCTTTGCCAGTTCGGCCAGTTCTTCCGGCACAGCCTGGTCCACCGTCAGCAGGCCCGGCTTACCGTCAACCTCACCCACCACGAACACCGCACCGTCAACCACACGCACGGTGGCCTTCACGTCGTCGGTTTCATCCTCGGCGGCGGGTGCGGTCAGCAGCGCAATCAGGTCGGCCTTGCTGGCGCGGTTCGGGACTTCCTTGCCTGCGGCCTTCACACGCTTTTCAAGTTCGGCTTTGGTCAGGGCATGCAAGTCCTCACCGGCACCACCGGCAGGCGCTGCATCGGCAGCGGGCGCACCCTTGGCACGCAGGTTGGCGGCGATGTCGCCCACGTCGCTGCGGCTTGCAAGGTGATGCTCGACCGTGCGCAGCAGGGCGGCTTTGTCCTTGAAGTCGTCGGGCAAAATCTCCAGCTTGTGCTGCGTGATGAACTTGTGAACATTTTTTTCGTTGATGTGCTTCATGCACTCGGCCGCATGGTTGCGGCGGCGGTTCAGTTCAAAGGCGGTTGCGCTCATGGCGTCATTCTCCTGTTGGGTTTTCAATCGCCAGCCGCCACGCTGGCACGGTGTGCTGGCGGGTCAGGGTGTAGAACTGGCGCACCAGTTCAACCTTGACCGTGTAAACGTCGCCGTTCACTGCGGTGATGATACCACCACGACCGGCAAGCTGAACAGCCTGCCCGACCTCGAACACCGGCGGTTCCAAGGGGCCTTCGGCAATGTCGGCTTCTGCAACGACGCTTTGGCCCTGCATCCAGTCGGCATAACCACTCCCCTTAACTTCGTACAGCAACCCGCCGTCCGGCGCACCACGCAGGCCCGACACAAACATGGTCAGCCCGCCGCGTGCGGCCGTTAAGCGGATTTTGTCACCGATGGCGTAAGTCATGTCTGCATCATCCCAAAAAAGCGGGGGGCTGTCGCCCCCCTTGCTTCCGAACTGGCCTTAGCCGTTGGTGGTCAGTTTGAGGATGGGAATGTTCTTGTCCTCATACTTCTTCGTCCAGTTGCTGCCGGTCAGCAGTTCGGTGCTGGTAGGGCTTGCGCCAGCGGCGGTTCCCGTCCAGGCCACACCGCGCGGGTGCAGGATGAAGCCGCGGCGGCTAATCAGGATGTCATTCCCGGCAAGGCTGTCGCGGTCGGTTTCGGTGGCGTTCGGCACGTTGCCGTCCTCACCCATGGCGATGGCACCGGCCCCGAACAGGTAGGTGTCATACTTGTAGCCGTTGGTGGTGGCGCTGCGCGGCATACCATCGTCCACAATGACCTCACGGCCAAGGAAGCGGTTGATGGTGATGGATTGATCCTGCAACTGCTCGGTTTCAATCAGGCCCAGCTTTTGCAGGCGGCGGAACGGCACGCTGTGCATGGCAAGCCCTACAACCTTTTCCCAAGCATCGCCCAGCAGGCCGGTGGCATCCAGCATGGTTTCCGCACCAATTTTGTTTTCATCGGCGGCGGCAGCGGCATCGGTAATGCTGATGTCGTGGACGTGGGTGCTGGCCAGGGTTGTGGCGAAAATGCCTTTCAGCGTCGGGATAAGGATGTTGCTTTGCATCCGGCGTGCCCACCAGTTGGCAACCAAGTCACCGATGGCAGCCATCGGATCCTCGGCGGTCAGTTGCTCGACAAGCTGGTTCGCCTGCCACGCCTTACCACGGAAGTGGCGGTGCGCAATGTCACCGTCGGCCGTGATTTTGTCGGGGGTCAGGCTGTTGCTGTCGGACAGCACTTCACTGTCGCCGGAAAGGTCGTCCCAAAACGGCATGTTGACGGTTTTCCCCTTGCCGGACGCAAGTTCGTCGAAGGTTGGGGTGCGCTGGATGATGCCGCTTTGGAACAAGCGGGAAAGTTCAGCCGTGCGCTGGATAACATAGGGGGTGAAAACTTCCGGGATCACCACATCGGTCAGTTGGGTAACGGCCATTGCCTTAGTCCTTCTTTATGTTGTGCAGTCTGGCCTGTTGCCTCGCTGCGGGGGTTACTTTGCGCCAGCTTCCTTTTTCAACCGCGAAGCAAGCTCCGGGTTGTCGCGGGTTATCTGGCCCTGCTTCGTCAGGTTGAACGTGGCCTTCGCCCATGGATTGGTTTCACCGTCCTTGCCGCCGCCGTTGCCGCCTCCGGCACCGCCGCCGCCATTGTCGTCAGCCGCCACATAGTGCTTGCCAGTGTCGGTTCCCGCCCAACCGGCGACAAAATCCGCAAGGGGTTTGCCGTCAATCACAGCGGCTCCGTTCTTCACTTCGGCCTTGTGCTTGTTGCGGATAAGCAAAGCAGCGGCGTCCATGAAGTGCGGAAGCACTTTGGCTTGCGCAAGGGCTTGGGTAAGCCCGTTGTCAATCAGCACCTTGTCCAGTTGGCCTTTCAGATTGCCGTTCTCGTTGGTCAAGTCGTCAATCCGGGGCTGCAACTCCGCCTGCACGGCGGCCCGAACTTCCTCAATCTGCGTTTCCTTCTTTTCAGTCGAAAACTTCAAGTCGTTCTCGGCCTTCGTCGCACGCTCCGACGCCTTCTTTTTCTCGGCGGTCAGTTCGGCGTTGTTGGCTTCCAACCGGCTCACGGACTGTTTCAGTTCGGCGGTGGCTTCGTCAACCGCAGCCGTGACGGCCTTGGTGACGATGGGCTTAACGTCGGGATGTTGGGCAATTTGATCCGTTGGGATTTCCTTGCCGGTGTCCTTATCCAAAATGGGCATGGTTTCGTTCCTTTCTAACTTTCAGGGCGCAGCCCCGGCTCGTTACTGGTTGCTGTGGCTTTCAGGATTATTCCCGGCTCGCCCAGCTCCTGAACACAAAATATGGTGAAGCCGTGGGGCTTGTAAAGTGGCAGGGGGGCCTGTTGCCCGTTTACTTCACACCTGCCCGGGCAAACGCCTTCGCCTCCCGGCGGCGAAGTTCATCCAGCGTGTACGACCTGCCCTGGTCCGTCACAAAGCGTTCAACCGTAACGCCACCCTTCAAAAACAGCGCCGCGCGGGTCGGCCCAAGCACGTCCTTCACAACCTCTGCACTCTGCTTTTTCAGCCACTGGCCATAAGTCAGGTCAGCGGGCACCTGCCCGTTCATGCTGGCACGCTCCCCGGCCGTGATGTCTTTCAGTCCCAGCGCCTTGGCCGACTTCACGATGGGCACGGTGGTGCTGCGGCAGTTGTGGTGCGCAGGCGGCCGTGGGCCTTCGTTCACCGGGAAAATCATGCCGTCGCGGGCTTGGCATATCGGCGTCGTCCGGCTGTCCAGCACCGACACCCACCGCACGCCGCTGATGAACTCCCGGTTCGCTTCAAACAGCTTCTCCCGC